GGGGCTGTGAGCCCCTCTAGCTGGTAATGAGCCAACTAGCTCCTCAAAAAGGTCCTTCCCGGAATTAGTTTTACTGACTAACAAACAGTAAGATTATTTTCTCCTCGGCTCACTCTCTTGCGAAAGGGAGTCGAACACTCTTCGCCGGTCATGAGACATTGAGACCGCCCTATGCCTAGTAAGCATGGGGGCCTCTTGGCTTCACTTGTCCAACGCGTTGTACTAACCGCTCCGTGAGGAGTGAGGTTGGTAGATGTGCCTATAAGTTCGAGACTCCCTACCAAGGGAACCCTGGGAATTGGTTACCCAGGGCATGGCACTTCTTATGGGGGAGATGAAACAATAAGTCTCACCACCACACCAAAAGAAAGGGTTTTGTAAGTACTTTGAGATGCATGGACTAACGCCTTGCAGATCTCTGGAAAGCACAAAAATTCCTTCTCAAAATGTGGTAAACTCATCCAAATACAACAGTCAATGACATGAAGATCTGGAGAGGGGACCACCACTCCCGTAACTGGGAATGTGATGAGAAACTTGAAAGAACCTCGATAGGAGGAGCTCCAAGGCTACCTATGCGCCCCTCTCGACCTAACCATCGGCTAAGTTGGGAGGGAACAAGCAAGGGATACTATCCAACTACCATCTTTCACATGAAAATCTTTGTAAGAAATTTCCATGCTACTCAATTCGTTGGGCAAAACGACAACCATCCCCTCTTCACGAAAGTGAATTGGGACTTGGTCGCCGCTGGCTACTATGCCGTCGTAAATCCTGCACCGGGTGGGCAGGCAATCTTGTACATTTCCCAACGGGAAATGAGCAAGATGGTGAGGGTTGCTCTTTCGCAAGATGCTGCCCTTATCATCCTGGCGTCGCCAGGTGATACACCTCCTAACTCCGACCAGCCATCAAGTACATTCCCATTCAAATACCAAAATTCCCCACGTACAGGTCCGTTGGACCCGTCCGAGTGGTCAGATGGAAAGAACTGGGCCGTGAGTAAATTACACGGATTATGTGAGGAGGATGAGAACGGAGATATCTCGGTACCTATGACAGTGGAAACACTGTCAACCCTGATTCCGTATTGGGGCCATATGGCCTCATACAGAGCAGGGGGCCCTAAGGCATCTACTACGTCCTTCAAGGCCGATCTCTGGTCTATAACCAAAGAGTACGTTTCACTGCTCCAACACCACGGTCCTCAATACGTTATTATGCGTATGAAGGTTTCATTATTTCTAATGTACCGTAGATTGGCTCAGCAAGCCGGGCAAAATGCCTGGCTTCTCGGGACCCCGGTAGGACTTGCATCGTGTGGTCTACCAAGAATAATACCGCGCAACCTGCGCGCTAGAATTCTTAGGGGAGATCTATCTGCTATCCGTATCATGGGAACGTTGTTCTCAGGATACAAGGTTTTCCAAGGTAAACACCCTGTATCAGACTTATCATCTGTACTTGGTGCCCACCCTCGGCTCGAGGGAGGGACCTTAGAAGAATTCCAAAAGTTCTGTGAAAAGGACTTTTGGAAGATAGTAGAAGCCTACGCCGGTCCAGCATGGACCGAACTAGGTAAACCAAACTTTTGCATTCAACCTACTGATAAACGTTTCGTTCCACAAACAGCAGGACCCAACCATAAGGTCGGGATCCTGGGGGCTCCATACGATGCAATCGCATGGGACTCCCTGCCATATAATTGGCCGCTGGAGTGGGCGAACGCTATAGGGGACCGAGAGACGATAAAGCTCTTTAACAGAACTTTAAAGTTAGCTAAGAAGTTGACTCACGGTGGTACGTCGTACCACACCGGGAAGATTGCTCTTCTACCGGAGCCAGCAGGGAAAGTCCGATCTATTGCGATCGTCGACTATTGGACTCAACGTCTGATGCACCCTGTCCATAAATGGATGATGAACGTCTTGCGGGCGCTGCCCACGGACGCAACCTTCGATCAAGAAGGTTCTCTAAGGGAATTTTCCGTATCACACGGAAAAGATACTGTTTACAGTATCGACCTTAAGAGTGCAACAGACATGATACCACAAGATTTATACCTTGCGGTATTCAAGCCAATATGGGGCGACACCCTCACAAACATATGGATGTGTTTGATGACGGATCGTTGGTTCCACATATCCTCACCACGTAAGGATAAGAGTGGAAAGTTAGTTCGATCTTTATTTGACTCCTCCCTTTGGGGAAAGGATGTTAAATATAATCGAGGCCAGCCTATGGGGACGTTGTCCTCATGGGCTAGTATGGCATTGGTTCATCATGCGTTGGAGCTCTTCGCCGCACGTCGTGCTGGCGTCGATCCCTTCACCTTCCAAGGATATCGAATCCTTGGTGACGACAATGTAACTGCCAACGATACAGTAGCGGATGCATACCTTTCGGTAACGAAAGATTTGTGTGTACCTACATCACCTGCCAAAACTATGGTTGGGAAAGTCTTTTCCTTTGCATCTCAATATTTCTTAGAATCGGTAAATATTTCACCACATTCTATGAAAGAAGAAATGCGTATAGTCACACCGTCACAACGTGTTGAATTCGCGATGCGAAGTCTCAGACGTGGCTGGTGTACGGGAGATGGGAGTAAACTTAAAATCTCCTTGTTCCTTCGTTCTATGTTGCAACAGAAAGACTACGTCTCTCAGATTGCCGCATGGAACAAAGGACAATTAGGGAAGCTTTCCCAAATGGCCCTGATTACGTCTCTTGCTACCTCCGTCCGTCTTTTAGATGGACTCGGATACCAAGATACCGGCTGTGAGACTCTTCTATTAGCTTTAGCTAACAGGGTAGAGGCCCTAGGCGGGAATCAAGGACATTTTGGAAAGGGGTTCGAAGAACCCTTTGTGGAACTCAACATTCAGTTTGCCATTGCAGTAATCCAAATGATTACTGCGGAGGCTAAACGAAAATGTGAGTCACTGACCAGTGCAGGCCAATACTGGGAGGAGTGGTATAGAGGTATAACCCAAACTGGGTTCCTACCTCGTTCTTCCCGGCTCGGGAAGAACCATACCACAATCCCCAATATTCCCTACCA